TAGACATAACACTACCATGAACTCTACTATCATCACGACAAGCATCTACCCATGATTCTACTTGAGCTGCTCTTTTTTGCAAAAGTAAATACTCTGCTATAAGTTGAGCTTCGTGAATATGTTTAATCTTTTTAAGTGTTCCTTCATCTACTATGGGTTGACCAGTAGGTGTAAATCTTTTAGGTTTCCAACCAAAATCTTTTAAGTATTCTCCTATCTGTTGTCTCGAACCAAGATTAAATTCTTTAAGTTCTTTTCTCATAAAAGGAGTAGTATCATTTGTAGCTACCCTCTCTTCATATTCTATGTTAGTAAGTCCTGACTTAGAAAGCATACCATCTTTTTTTAATTTAGGTATTACTTCTTTTACATCTACCCATTTAGGTTTAAATGTTTCATGAACTTCTTTTTCTACTTCTGCTTTTCTTTTATTTAAAGAACTAAGAAGCATCATAGCATTCTTTTCATCAAATAAAAAACCTATTTCATATTGTTCTTGTAATATCTTACAGACTTCATGTTCTAAATCAATACACTCTTTTGAAAAACCTTTAGCTTCTCTTCGTAAACTTTCTAATACTAACTTATTTAATTTAACATCTTGAATACAATACTCTAACATCTGCTCAGTAAACTCATCGAAGTCTGGCTTGTCTGATTTTAAACAGTTAAGTTTCCAACCCCATGTTTCTAAACTATGTCCACCCTCTCTTGTAGGATGCATCAACCTAGATAATGTTAAAGTATCTAAGGTATCAGTATATTTATGTAAGTTAACACCAGTAAGTTTTTTAATTACAGGTATATCAAAACCTATTATGTTGTGACCTATTATTCTATCAGCAGATTTTAATAACTCAATGCCTTTATCTATTTCATTCTCTCTAAAAGAATATACTTTATTGTTTTCATCTATCGCTACTAAACACCATATCTTTGTAGCATCAAAGTATAGTCCGTCTGTTTCTATGTCAAATACTAATTGCATTATCTTCTACCTCAAATTCTGATAAATCATGTTCAGCTAATCTTCCAGTATCTTTATCGTATACTAAAGCAGTAGCCATACCTACATCTCCTGTGTATCTAGATTTTAATACACGAAGCTTTGTTGTTCTTGCTTCAAGTTCATTATCAGACTGCTGATTTCTTTCTAGTGCTATCACACAATCGGACAGTTGTCCAATACTGTTAGACCCACGGAGATGAGAGAGAGATACTTCAATACCATTTTCATGACCTTTATTACCGTCTACTCTTCTCAAATGAGATACTAATATCAAACCTGCTCCGGTCTCTTCTACTAAGCTTCTTAACCTTGTCATAATAGAATCAATAGCTCTCCTCTCATCGCCTTCATGGACAGCACTAACCAACATATGTAAATGGTCTACGACTATCCATTTACAATCACAACCAACAATTAAATATCTAAGCTTTGCAAAGATATCATCAATCTCATTAGTTCCAAAGTGTGCATGTACAAATACTTTATCTTCTTTGAATACATTGTCATACATATCCATTAAAGTTTCTTTACTAAACTTTTCTCTTTCTTGGTCAATATATAATCTAGCGTTAGCTTCAATAGAAAGTATACCGTCAACAGTTCTTTTCCAATCTTCTTCTAAAGCTATAATACCTACATTGTCATTTGTTTGATGTATTAGCCAATGCTCCAACTCTCTGGTAATACTAGACTTACCAAGTCCTGTGCCACCAGTAAGAGTTACAAGTTCTCCCTGTCTTAAACCATATAATTTTTTATTTAAACCTTTCCATGGAAACTTAATACTTTCTTTCTTTTCTCTGTTAAAAAAGTCTTCTTGTTTTTGTGATACTCTTATGATACCACTAGGAGTATAAAGCTTTGCATCCCACCAAGCTTTGGTAAACTCTTGATGTTTGCCTTGTTTAAGCATATCATTAGCATCTTTATATCCATTAGGTAAAGTTACTATCTTTGCTTTTCCCGGTTTAAGTATAGTGGCTACTTTCTTAGCAGCTTCCTGTCCTTGTTTGTCTTTATCAAAACATAAAACAACATTGTCAAAACTTTCTACATATTCTAAACTTTCTTTTACATCTTTAACTGCTGAAGCAGCTCCTCTTTTAATTGATACGACTGCCCACTTACTTCCTAACAATTCATATCCTGCCATAGCATCACATTCGCCTTCAACTATAGTAAGATACTTACCACCTTCTTTAAATAGATTCTGTCCAAACAATCCAGTTTCTTGAAGAGAACCATTAAAAGAAAATCTTTTATCTTTTATATATCTAGTCTTGGTAGCACATTGTTCATTGTTTATGAAGAAAGGATATAGATGTTGTGCTAGTTGTCCTGAAGAATCATAGACAACTTTAACTCCATATTTCTGTGCTGTTTCTTTTGATATTCCTCTGTCCGTAAGCTTGGCAAAGATTCCACCATGCACATTACTTTCATTAGTTATTTTCTTTTGTGTTGTATATTGTTCCATTGACATTGCACCTCTCTCATATTTTGGATAAAACTTATCACAACTAAAACATTTTGCTGACCCGTCTGCGTTAATAGATACAGCATCGCTACTACCACATGCACTACATGGCATATGATACTTTACAAATTTACTTTTTTCCATATTACCCTCGTTGAATTAAAATGGAGAGGCGTTGTTCATATGCCTATAAAGAACGGGTCGGACACCTTTACTTTATCAAGCAAACAGGATTTATACTTTAATAGCTATCCTCTTTTACGCTAACCTCTCACTTGGAGATACGAATTAGTCTTTTGAATCTGTTGGTCCACCGTCTTCCGTTGGTGTTTCAACTATATCCTCTACGACTTCTTCTTCTTTACTCTCTACCAATGCTTCAGGACAATCTTTCAAGAGGGCTTCAAGATTAGCCCTATGTGAAGAATTAGCAAAGCTTAAAGCTTCTATCTGAACTTCAAGAGAACCCACTTTGCTTATAATAATACTAGCGTTTCTCTTTACATCGTCAGATTCGATTAGATTAACATCATAAGTTAATACTTCATCTTCTTTATTTATAGTAATAATCATTTTAAAATTCCTCGCCACCTTCTAAAGCATCGAACTCATCTCCGTCTCCAGATTTAAAACTAATTAAATCTAAAACTTGGACAGCTTGTAAGTCAAGTCCTTTGAAAGCTCCGAATTTATTTTCAACTTCCCACTCGTTAAATTGAACTTTAACTCGTGAGCCATTACCCACCAACTCATCCATAGGATTTTTGTTAGCATCAACTAACTTTGGTGCTTGACGAACTAATCCATTTGGACCGTTCACTTTTCTTTTAATAGTAATAGCTTTACCAACTGATTCATTGTTGATAACAAGGTCTTTTACCTTGAAACCTTTTGATTCAAAGTCAGTAGCTACACTATCTTCTATTACTAAATCAACTGTATATACAGGTTCAAACTTAGTATTAGGTCTTGTTATACTAGCCCAATAAGCTAGTCCTTCTTGTATTGCCATATATTTTTCTCCTTTTAGTTTGGCTTTTGGTTTGTTGCTAGATACATTATAAAACTTTTCGCCGACCTTGTCAACCCTCTGCTTCAAATTTTTCTAACAAATTATCAAGGTAATTTAAATCTATATCTTCTAATAAAGATATTTCTATTAAATCTCCTTTGAACTCTACTACATGGGGAACTTTAATGTTCGCCCACTTACATAATTTGTCTACATTTTCAGTAAACTCTTTGTATTCTTCTTTATTTAAAATTGCTTTCATGCTATCTCCAATGTCCACCAATCAGGTTTAGCTCTACCTTTCTCCCACTTAGCATAATGCTTTTCATTAATACAATAATCTCTGTATGCTTTGATAGGATTATTGTTTTTATATTCATCAGGCATAGCTTGTGCAGGTGGTGTCATAAGAGGACTAGGATTTATATTTTCTGGGTGAGGTTGTAAAGCTTCTTTAAGTTTTAATATACTTGCATGAATTTTACCATATCTAAATTTATATTCTTCTCCCAAAGCTATGAAATGTTTATATAACCATGCGTAATTTATAACACCTGTTCTCGCCCATACTGTGCATGGATGATTCCAGTAAGCTCTTTTATATAGTCCTACTTCATCAGCATACTCGTCTCCGTCTAACTCTCTGTGTGCTGTGCATAACATCTGTGCTGTTTCTAATGGCATTTTCACTAACATCTTATCTGGTTGTGCTTGTGCTGATAAAACAGGACAGTCATAAAAATAAAATATATTCATATCTTATGATACCTCATAATGTAAATTACTCTCTGCAATAAAAAATAATATATCGTCTCTATCATCATCTTCATGCAGTCCATATGTTTTACATACAGTTTGTATTTCTGCTTCTAGTTTACCTTGTTTATCAAGTTCTTCTACTTCTTGCATTATTTTTTCAAATGCTTTTTTATTGTGTTGATTGCTCATTTTTACCCTCTTTATTTGTTTTAGGCATAGCTATATCAGTCATAACTTTAACCATTTGATTAGCTATTACTGGTGGATTAGTAGCATATACTTTGCTAATAGCTTCTATATAATCTACTAATGGATTTGGTTTTTTAATACTCATGTTATTTCTCCTAATGATTTTGATTCTTCGTAGTATTCTTCTTCTCCTACATGCTTTCTTAATATTCTAATCGCATGTATTATATCTAACTCCATAATGTCTACCCATTCTTCACGACTGTCACTATAATACACCCATTTGTGTTTCATGTCAATAGGTATTGTTTTACCTAATACTTCTTGTATCTCTAATACTTGTTTAAGTTTCATTTACTACCTCTTTTTACATATCTATAACTATCTGCATTCCATTCAGCATCTAACATTTCTATCAGTTCCCATTTAAGACTACTTAAATTATGCACATCAGACAACCACAAATCGTTTGTCTCGTGTAAAGTATTTAACATCATGTCAAGTTTACCTATGTATTTAAACAAAGTGTCATATTCACTAACACTCATGTCAATCATTACTTTGCTTTTTAATATTTTAGTTTTCATATTATCTCCTTTATAAGTTGTATTTTAGTTTCTCCTATTACTGGCTCAACATTGTTTAAAGATTCAGCACAATTATTATAAACAATTTCTTTAGCTTCATCAATACTATTAGCCTGTATAGTTCCTACATGAGTTGTTATCTCATCAAATTCTATTCTGAATGTTTTCATATTATCTCCTTATATAAAATTAAAATGCTAGTTTTTTTTTGGTTTAGGAATTTAGAAACTAGCAAAACTGTTGACCTGCAATGCTGTGTTTTGTTATTTATCGACATTGAAACACCCTCGCACATGAGGAAAAATCAGTCTATCATATATAATATCTCATACTAGCTAGGTAGTTGCGTTGAGCCATATCCCTAGATTTTCTCACTTCGCACTCTAATGTTAGTTATACATGAATGACAAAGCCTGACATATCATGTCGTGCCTTGCCCTTTGCTTTTAGACCAACAATAACATTGTCCTTGTCTAAAAATCTTAAGTCTGTATCATCACCATTGACTACTTCCCTACCCTTAAAATAGATAGGGAAAGCACCATTGAATACTACTGCTATGTTATATGCAATCTTGTCAAACAAACTCGCATACTTAGTATTAGCTTCTGAATAACTCCAAGTCAAATGATAGTTCTTGATATGCGATACTTTTCTTGTAGGTATCTTAGTATAGTCATAGAACTGTATATCTGGAAAGTGTTCAAACATAGTTTTACCTTTGTATAATTTGTGTTCCCATTGTATATCACTTGTGCCATTCAACCTAAATGCTGGTGTTATATCTTTGTTATTACAATAATTAATAAACTTTGTAATCTCTGTATGCAATAGTTCCATGAAGTTATCATAGTCATTTAAATACATATCAGTCCTACGCTGTCTAGCATCTTGTATGCGATTAGTATTCTCGCCCTTCTTGAATATACCACCACGCCCTGCTGTATTTAAACATGCAGTCTTACAACCTGCTATGTCTTGGAATGGACATATCCTAGTGCTAACAGGTCGCAAGTGCATGATAGCTGTAAGTATATTCTTATACTTTTTAAAACCTTTTATAGTCTTTGGATTATTGACTGTAAGTAATTTATACATAATATTTTATATAGTTTTAAATTGACTAGCAATACTTTTTATAATTTCTGGTAATCTTTCTTGCCAGTCAGATGAAAGTAAAGCTATTGCAAGTTTTCTTTCAATCTCTTGTTTAACTTGCCAATCATTTATTTTCCATTCAATACCATCATTGTAATCTTTTTCTAAAGAATAAACCTTATCAGAACCTAACCAAACATTAAAATCATCAACCATATCTCTAAGTTCTCTACTAAGAGTTGACCTTTCTCTATAAAGTTGTTTTTCTTGTTGAGCAAGACTTTTCATTTTAGCATTAATCTTTAACATATCTTTAAGCTCTTTGATATTTCGTTCCATTTTGTTTTGTTGTTTAACACTTTCAGTCTTGATAGTGTCTAGTATTTCATTAGCTATTGCCTCTTGTTCAAATTTTCTCATCTGTGTCATAATATATCTCCATATAATTTAGTTAATAAAAGTGGCAGTTTTTGTGAGACAGGTCTGCCAACTACTTGCTCTATAGTAGCACTTAAAACATAGGAATAAAACAAATATATTTTCTTCCAAAGTTTAATACTCTACCTCTACCAGTAGCATAAGTTCCATACTTATTAAAACCTCTAGTATTAGTAGCTATTCTAAACTTCAATCCAAATATATTGAAGTGATAGAAAAACTTTTTGTTATCGTAACTATCTGTAAATGTTTTTATCATAATTATCTCCTATAAAGTTTTGTAAAACTAAACAAAGAAAATAATAAAGATAATTATTAACTTCGTTTAGCTTCGTTTCGTTCTTGCCAAACAGTTTATCATCTGACATATAATGTCTTGTCAAGTCTTTTCTTCGATATTTAAATATCTCCATAGGGTATGGCATATACTGAAGTAAATATACTACCACCTAAAGATTGATTCTTTGCTTTTACTTTAACTTTTTTAAGCGTATCAACTGGCTCATAGTTTAAAATATAAGTATGTGGTGGACTAACATCTAAGTCTCTAACTTCTCTAATATAAATATCATTTGAAGTATCTTGATTATATAGTTTCGCCTTCTGTAGAATTACATCTAAAGAATCTTTTAGTTTAGCTTCACTTTCTAATTGTCTAAAGCCATTACTAGTTTTATAAAAATATTTAATTAATATCATAATATATCTCCGTTGTGTGATAGCGAAATTGCTATCGCTAGAAAATTATACTTGACCTTTGCGTATCTTGTCAACCATGCTTTGAAACACGCATTCCTACAGGGTTTTTTGGTTTCGCTTACATTGTAAATAATATTTTACACTTACTTAAACCTGAACATTTATACAGTAGTTTTCGCTTACATTATCAATAAAGTTTTATACTTAATTTTAACTGTATATTTATACAGCATTTTAGATTATTTTAATTTACTGTATATTTATACAGCATCACTTTAAGTATAAAAAAAAACAAATAAATATTTTTTACAATTTTGTAATTTTTTATGGTAGGATTAGTATCAAGTTCATAAATTGGTTATGAACATAACTTAAAACGGAGATAAAAATATGAAAAATATTTTAGATAAAAACAGCACTAGCGAAGCATATAAATTGATTCGTAAGGCATCATGGCATTTAGCCAATGAGACAGAGAATACAGCTTCACTTCAACCAGAGTTGAAAAAGAAATTGTATTATGACATTCAAAGTAATTTGAAAAAGGGACATTTGATTTATTCAAAAGAAACTCAGACAGCTACTCAAATAAAAAGCTTTGATATGTTGGAGAAATATTGCAAGGTTAAGAAAACCCCAAAAAATATTTCAAATTTAGTTCCAGCTCCAACAGTTGCGAAAACTAAAAAACCAACAACCAAAAGAGGGAGAATATAAAAATGATATATATTAAATATAAAAACGGGATAACAACCCAACATAAAAATATTAAGGATGCTTCATTTCAAGTTAGAAACATTTGCGATATTCATAATACATTTATTGATGAGATACACGGAGCTACAGAACAAGAGAAATCTGAATTAAGATGCTGTTGCGTCCTTTTAGGTATCAATACAATAAGAAAAAAAGATAAACCAATACAATTAGAATTTCCTCTTGACTGGTGCTAATTATGGAGCATGATTTAATGATGAGAATATCTTTTTTGGGTATGATAATTTGTATATACTTTTTATACTTACTTAAATAAAAATAATTAAAAACTTTATATGTTTTTTAGGTCTCTTCGGAGACCTTTTTTTTGTTCTAAAATCGATCAAAATTTAAAAGCTTGTAAGAGCTTCCAAATGTCTAACCCCTTATCAACCTATCAACCACCCTTTTAAATGCTTATAGAGAGCTTCTAAGAGCTTCCTAGAGCTAATATATAACCTACTTAACATGGATATATTTGATAGTCTTTGAAACTAGGATATGCACATTGAAGTTTTATTTAAGTTATTGAGTTTTCGAAGTTCTTTGAAGTTCTGTAAAGTTATAAACGCTATTGGCGACACATTAAAATACTTTAAAAATCTTGTTAAGTTTTTACAAGCTTTGCATTATTTTCCGTCAGTTCTTTGAAGTTCTTTAAAGTTCTTTAAAGTGTTGATAACTTTTGAGAGCTTGTTGGCATACTTTAATATATTTATAAGAGCTTCAGAGTTTTTTTAAGTCCCCTAGGCAAGAGCCACATAGCCCCTACCCCTATATATGCACATGCTTCTACATTTTACAGGATTTTGAAGTGTTAAACAGTACCTCACAATCTATACTATGCAACCCCGGCGACCTACAAGTCTATTGTATACTTCATATTGAGGTTTGTCAAGTTTATTTTTATTATTTTTCTTTTTACTTGACAGAATTTAGATTGAACTATATACTAATAAACATGAGTAACTTAACAACTAAGCGAAAGCTAACTGAAAAACAAGAAAGTTTTCTTAGTAATTTAATAGAAACTAAGGGAAACTTAAAACTTTCAGCAGAACTTGCAGGATACGCAGGAAATCACTACCAAGTATTAAAAAGTCTTAAACATGAAATAGTAGATTTAGCCTCGGATGTACTTGCAAGGGAAGCTCCTCATGCAGCTTTTAAATTAGTTGAAGTATTAGATAGTGATAAAGCTTTACCACAAGCTAATGTTAAGCTACAAGCTGCTCAAACTATACTTGATAGGGTTGGTTTGGGCAAGAAAGAACGATTAGATGTTAATCATAATGTTCAAGGTGGTATATTTATATTGCCTGAAAAACAAACTATTGAAATAAACCCTGATGAATATGAAGATATTTCTGACTGAAGTTGAAAAGGAAGACAAGTTATTTGTTGGTCCTTACATAAAAGCTCAAAACATGGAAGAAGCTATTGAGATAGCTGACATGTATTCACTAACAGTTGTTGGTGAGCTTTTAGAACTAAGTCATGAAATACCTAAACCACAAAAAATAATACACTAATGGCAAAAGATTCACGATTAGAAAGAGCAGGAGTAAGTGGTTATAATAAACCCAAGCGTACTCCTAATCATAAAACTAAATCACATATAGTTGTTGCTAAAGAAGGAAGCAAGATAAAGACTATTAGGTTTGGACAAAAAGGTGCTAGTACTGCAGGTAAACCTAAAGCAGGTGAATCAGCTCGTATGAAAGCTAAGAGAAAATCTTTTAAGGCTAGACATGCTAAGAATATTGCTAAAGGAAAAATGTCAGCAGCCTATTGGGCTGACAAGGTTAAATGGTAAAAATGTTTAATAAGCTACACAAGTTTATGAAGTGTGGTAGACTAAATAAAATATGGAAAATGTGTAAGTAATGGCATATTCAAAAAAGGTAGTTGATAGGTTCGAGAGTGTTTTAAACAATCCACAGAAACATTCTGTTGGAAGATTTGACCCTAAAGACCCTAATGTTGCTACAGGTATGGTGGG